GCCAGCTACTGGCCTAACTGTAATTGCATGGTTATGATTATAACCCACATTAAAATATCCAGCTGGTAAGGTAAATAAAGTTTTGCCGCCGGTTGTATCTGACCCCCTTGATGCTATACCCGCTATTTCAATTTTGCCAGTTAAATATTTCCTAAACTGTAAAGGAATAACCCCACTGCCATATCCTGGATTAGTAAATGAATTTTGAATTGGAGGCTGACCGGCAGCATCAACAACTCTCCACGTTTCCACAGGATATGTTTTTATAGTCCCACTATTCCAATTCGCTATCCCCGTCCCCAACGCACCATTTACCAAATGAATAATATTTGGCTGCACCGTCAAATCTATTTTCAAAACCAAATCAGAAGATGGAGTTGAAAGAGATTGTACAGGAACTTTATAAATATTCCCATTATAATAAATTGCGCCCGCCGTAATTGAAGATGTTCCGGGAATGGTTCTTGTAATAACGCATCCATAAAGCACTATCAAATCATTGGCAGTATAAGTTCCTAGCAATCCTATGATTATGTCTTTTACAAAACTTAAATTCCCAAGTTGCCAAAGCGCCTGAAAATAATCAAAGCCGTTTGTAACATTGTCCGGCAAGCCCGTTGCGGTCACTCCGCTCTCTGCCAATAACTTCGCAAAGAATTGGTGAAAGTCTGCGTAAACCTGTTTATTTACGGGCGTTCCAGAGTTATCGCCTGGGTTATCAATAATATTTCCATACGGATATGCACCGCCGGGGGCAAGTACATTTGTTTTATCTTCTAACTTAATAGCCATATTTTTTTTATTTAAACGTAACTCAAAAATAAATATCCAACGGTTTGCACGGGCTTAACCTTCAAAATAAGTTGCCTCAATTCAGTCCTCCTAACCGCTGGAATATTCGCAAATGTTCCCAACGGCGAACCTCCCACAAAGAAAGTAGAGCGCAAATTTAAACCTATGGAAAAGTGTTCATCCTTTTTCGGATCAAGATCATTCACCACAATATCAGAATATACGTTTCCGTGTTGCTCGCCTCCGTGCTGAAAGTCCCCATGCTCAATATAATCCTCTTCGTAGCTTCCAATTAATGAAATTGGATTTGTGGTAACGTACCCTCCCATCCCATCACTAATACGGTTCTCATAAACGAAAACATTAAACCCTGCGCTCTGTAATTGCTCCTGTAAATATCTGTAATTTTGCCGTGCTTTAATTATACCGGGAAAATTTATCTTTCTCTGAATTGCTAATTTCCTATCAGATAAACTAACCAAAGAATTTGAAATTAAGCCCAATCTTCTTTCCCAATCAGTTGCATCGTCCGCTGAAAAATTAGCATTGTCAGGTAAGATATTATCCAAAATAGAAATCGCATCATTGTAAGCCCTTCCCTCACTCAATGCCAGAGCTACATGTAGACGTTCAAGATACCCATCGAAAGGCATACGAAAGGCCCTCCCAAGTGGGTAAAGTTGCCTTGTTAGCGATATAAGTTTATCTGTGAAATCCATTATGCGTAAGTCACGGAATTTAAGAAACCAATATCTCCTGCATCAAATTCAAAAGAACTCAAAGGGGTTGTATTCACTTTTAAAGTTATCGAAGTAAATACACTTCGTGGATTCGCAACCTGAATTGTATAACTGATTTTATTAACATCAATAATATTATTTTGGTTTTCCAGAATATCCGCAGCGGCAACAAATGGCCTTATGGTTGCCAGGTCAGCCGTAAGAGCCGCAAGTATTGCCGCCTGAATATCTGAGGTAAGCCCGACAAATCCGGTAACAACAATATCAATAGTCTTTATTGTGACCGGCAAATAATGCACTTGAAAAACTCCCAACGGCCTGCGCCCCCTGTCAAGTAGTGGAATAGTAGTATCAGGGTCAAGTTCAATAACTGATTCAACCGCCGTTAATATTCCAGCCGAAGGCGTGCCTTTCCCATCCGTAGAATCTGCCAAGACCGCTTCCACAAATATATTGATCTCATTTGCCGCCCCGTCTTTTGCATAAGGATAAACCCTTCGAACTCCCTGGGCATCGGAAGCCCACAATCTGTAATCTGTTGCTGCACCGCCCTGTGGTTCTTGCCTGTAAGCATTCATTCCGGCAGCTCTGTAAGTTTCAATATCCTCCGCAGCGAGTGGCTGTACTGATTCTAAGGTAACAGTTGCCAGGCTGTCCACTAATGCGATGGGTGCGGTCGCTGTTAATTGATCTCCAATACTTAGCTTACTATCAAGCCCGGACGCTAGCGCACGTAAAATAATAGTATCTGGATTTGAAACTAACGTATGCTCATTATCCAAAATAAAAAGCATCCCTGGATTAAGAGAATCGTCATTACTTTTAAAGGTAGTTTCTGCATTTATTGTGCCTCCAATAGTTCCGGTAACGCTTACCGTATATTGACCAGCCACCGCCGGGAATGGGTTACGCCCCAGCTTCACACGCCCGAACCTTTCAAGTGTTCCACCAGCCGCCTCTGAGCTTGCGGTATCTATGAAAATATTCTTTTGTAAATTTCCGATTGCTAAATAAAATAACTTCAGCTTCGCAGCCTGCACCGCTGCCATTGCACGTAGAAAGTTTTTCCCTACAATGGGAATAGTAATATTAAATTGAGATTCAAGGTCTGCAAGAATCCCGTTATAAAGTTGAATGATCGTTGGTATATTTTGCATGGCTATACAAAAAAGTCATCGTTGAAATCTTCAATACTAAAATCTCCGTCTGCTTTTTTTCTAAAGTTTATAATTTTTATTTTAGTTGAATTATCATTTTTGATAACAGTCAATTGAATTTGAATCCTATCGGTTGCTACAATGGTAGCACTCACCGTAATATTTGCCAAAGATGATAGAAAATCTAAATCCTTTTTTATCGCATCTTCAATTTGAATACGTCCGGAACTTGTTAAGGCAATAGTTCTTAAGGCTTCTTCCAGCAATGAATTAAACTGAATGCTTTGGTTTGATTTCATCAATAAATTATTCCCCCAGAAATCAAAACTTTGTTCTTCCTGTATTTTGTTTTTTGTTGGATAGCCCGGATTGCCTCCAAACATTCCAAGGTAAGGATAGTTCTCTCCATTAAAAACCATAGCAAGATCATTGCCGACTAATTGACAGTCTCCCCCATTGCCCGATTCTATAATTGCTAAATCCATTATTTTAATCCTTCGTATCCGATTACGTCTTTCCAAATCTCTTTTGTTTCCATTACCAGCTGCCTCCTGCTCCGTGTGTAGATGAAGTTCTTATTTTTACTGCTCCGTTATCGCTGCTAACAGTAGCATTATTATTAGGAACATTTACCGTTAAATTTGCGCTTATTTTTTGCATTACGAGCGTCATCGCATTTTCAAGCGATCCATTTCTTTCTTCAACTGGATTTACTTCTTTCTTTTTTAATAACGGGTCTTCGATGCCTTCATCGGTAACATTAACACCCATGTTTTGCCGTAACTTATAAATTCCATCAGAGGCGGATTTAGCCCAATCCGCACCAGTCAATTGGTGGACAACATCTAACACTTGTTGGAGTGGCATGAGAAGTGCATCTACTATTGTTGCCCCGATCATCAATAATCCGTCAATCATTCCACCTTCTTTAAATGCTTTTACAATTAAATCCCAATTTCTTTTAAATGACATTACCATATTTATTATTAAGGCAAACGGCCCCAATACCCATGACATTGCAGCCCCCCACTCATAATAATTATCAATGATAATATATGTAAGTGCTATTAATGCAATTATTGCAGCGATAATAAGACCTATTGGATTAGCCGCCATTGCCGCATTCCATAGCCATTGTACGCCAGTTGCAATTTTTACGACAAGCCCCCAAGCTGCTATTGCTTTAGTTCCAACTCCAATAATAAAAGAAACCGCAGATAATGTTAAAAGAAAAATACCAAGTCCGCCAACAACTTTTAAAATAGTTTTTGTCAATTCCCTGTTTTCTTTTGCCCACTCGATCATGCTTTTTCCAATAGGTAAAATTTTTCCTATTATTTTTTGAAGCACCGGCAAAAGTTCGTTCCCGATTTTTATAGACAAAACCTCTATTTGATTTTTGAATTTTTGGATATTGGCCGCCGCCGTTGCATTCTTTATATTATACTCATCAGTTAATGAAGTGCCTTTTTTAAATTCATCATTTGCTATCGTTTGCATTTTCCCTAACAGCTCCGTGGACGAAGCAAGCGTTCCGATAACTTTTATTGTGCCAGCATCGCCCAATTTTACTTTCTTTAATCTTGCCGCAAGCTCAGTTCCTTTTAAGCCTTTAAATGTTGCTGCATATTTTTTAGCGAATGCTGTTGGGTCTGTATTTAATAAATCCTGAGCTGCCTTAGTTGAGATACCCATTTGAGAGGCGAACGCTGGAAGATTAGCGGCAGCCGTAAGCATAAAATCCATAAAGCCCCTGGATGCAATTTCAGCGGTCAAGCCTGTTTTATTAAACACCGCTCCCAATGCAGCAGTATCTTGCAATGATGGCTTTATTGCATCTGGCAAAGCTCCTATTCTTTTTGTAAATTCTGTAACCTCTGGAACCGCTACCCCCTTTGAACTTAATGCGTTTATTGCCGATCCTACCCTTGTGATGGATTCGTCAACTTTTAGCCCTCTTGTTTCCTTGAATAAAACATTTAATCCTGCGATTGCATGGATAGCTTCATCTGTACCTCCTGTAAAATCTTTCCCCAATGCAACATTAAATTCATTTGCGGATTTTGTAAAGCCCTTTAATGCTTCCCCTGTAATTCCCATTTGTCCGCCAATTTCACCGATCTTTAATATATCATCAATGCTAGTTCTGGTTGTTGAAGCAAGATCCAAAATAAAGCCGCCATAATCTTCCAGTTGCTTGCCCTGCAATCCCGTGGTCTTTGCCACGTCTGCCATTTTATCCTCAAAATCTATTGCGGATTTTGCTGCCAAAACTAAAGGTGTAGCAATGGCAAGCCCTCCGATCAAAGAATACTTTGAAATTGACATTGCGGCGGCTCCAACCTTTCTAAAATTTCTTTCTGCTCGGTTTGCGAAATTTTCAGTCGCATCACCCATGCCTTTTAATGGCGCACTGAATTTATCAATGGCCTTGAAAATTGTTGGGACTACAAATAATGCGCTCATTTATTTTACTTTTTTATAACATTCAATAACATCTCGATACCAAAAATCTAAACTCTCAATATCATCAAACCAAGTGCCTTTGTCCTCGGTATCCTCGTTTAAAATAGAAAGGCCGCCGATAACTTCGGGCGGCCATTTGTGTTCTCTAACAACTGTCTTAATCATTGCAAGGATATTTTCCTTGCTTACATAAAAAAAACCGCTAACATTTTTACTACTGCAATATCCTCTGAATCTAATGCGTTGATAATATTTTTTGACTGTCCCGTCTGAGCGCACGCATGAGCTATGCAGTTCCCAGTGAAGTCAGTTGATTCCGTATTCTTCATATAAATTTGAACACGGCCAACGTTACCAAAAGGCTTCCATTTTAATTCATTGATTTTTATTTGTTCACCAATTGGGAAAAATAAATTCTGTGTAATCTCAAAAGATACCGGATCAATTATCAAAGTTCCATCCTGAATAAACCCGGACAAAGATTCAATTGCATCTTTCTTTTCTTCCCGTCTTTTGGCCGACATCTTTTTATGGTCAAGCCATCCCAACACTTCTAAGTCTGCAATCTCTTTTGATACTTTCATTTAGCTGAATTTTTAGATTAAATTATTTTCTTAAGGATCGAGCCGCCAGCAATTTTAAATTTGAAGGTTGCGTGGTTACCGGCCCCTTGTAAATCACCTACTGGTTTTCCTGTTCCACCGTAAACCGTTCCGTTAATATGAGAGATTACCCAAGTAGCTTGTACCGGAGAAGCCGCAAGAGCCACAACCTTTTCAAGTGTTAAATCAAGGTTCATATCCCATGATACGGTAGTTTCTAAGCCCCAGCGAACACGGTTGATCTGGTCAATCATATTGCCGCCGCCATCAATCATATTGGCTTCATCGGTTGACCTGAAGCCACCTAAATCAAAGGTGCTGTCTTCGTTTGATTTGGGAAATATAACTCCGGATCCTAAAGTAGGATGGTTATATTTTAATTCGAGAATGTCACCACCGACTGCCATATATTTTCTTAATTATAAAGTTCCAAAATTAAAACCTGCCTGTGCCGTAGTGCTTGCAATACGGGCGTATCCGCTTCTTTTGTATCTAAAGAAAGTTTCAAGCCTGTCAGGATTTGACACGCTTAAATTTACAGTTATAGAATCCTGTGCGAATTTTGTATCAACAATTAAAGCCCTCTTTGCAAGGTCGGCCATGAATTTATCAATAATCATTTTCCATGATGACGGCTTCACTATATTATCTACGGAAACGGTATCCCCATCCGCAGCAATAGCATGACCAACGACATTTATTTGCTCCAATAAATAATATCCAAAACGAATATTAAGATCGAGCATAATATTTCTGCAATACCTGTATTGTGGGGGAGTTTCTCCCAACGGGTGATAGGTCGTAACAAAATCCTGAAACACATACCTGCCACCGATAAGATCAACAGTAGAGCATCCTTTCTTTACAAAAGAATCTCTGTTATCGTAAACCGCCATTGAGCCAATTACTTTAGGCGTTGGCATATCTGGGTAAGATTGAGAAGCTACGTCCAGGTGCGGAGTGTCCTGAGAAACTTTCGCAAAAAGAACCGCAGCGTTTGCGGCGGCTTCCATTGAAAGACCTGTGGATAAAGGAGCGGGACAAATGGCAATAGTTACATTATCCAATCTTCCATCTGTAATAGAAGTTGGATTATCAACTAAAGATCCTGTAAGTGCAATGAAAGGCTTCATGATAGTCGAAGCATAGCGGCCTGTTGGATTTGCCGGATCAGGAATACCGTTCACTGATTCCAGCGAAGCCATTGTGGCCGAAACCGCACCGTATGAATTTATAACAATTGTATTCCAGTCATTCCCAAATAGGGCAAGCGCTGCATCTATTGAAGGCGTTCCGCTTCCGGTAGATGTGGAAACAATTGCGTAAGTTATACCAAGGTCATTCCCATTAGTATCAACTATAACATTCAATTCATCCGCTGTAAGCCCCTTCCATTTACTTGTAAGGTTGGTTACATAGCCTGTATCTGCTGCCGACATTGGACAACCAAGGATTGCATTTATAGCGTCCTCAATTTTCTCTGTGATCTGAGAAGTAGTATCGCCGATAACAATATTAATATCATAAGAGCCACCATCAAGCCCGTAACGGCCTGCCACTACTACTGAGTGAGTGCCGTTTCCGGTCGCTACTCCTGAAGGAGTGATTTGCAAAACTTTTGCAACCGCCCCGCCTGCCTTTGCCTGTGGATAAACAATAACAGGAACACCACCAACGCCGCCACCATTTTGAGGGCGTAAAATTCTTAAAATATTATAAATTGGAGAACCGTAACCGTAAAGAGTTCCGGCCTGCTGAGAAGATGTAATTTCTTTGGGGGTTAAATCAAGTGTCCCCTGGTTTGCTTCGTTCGCTTCTGCTAGTACCGCAATGCGTTGGGGAAGATTAGGAGATGATGTTTGAAAATTTCCTTTCGTTAATTTGTAACCAACAATTTTGGAAATTCTTTCTGATCCTACTGCATCTGATGACATGGGCGAATTGTTTTTATAAAAACTTATTGAAAATAAAAATAGGAGTTTAGAAATATGGTATTTATATTTGTGGGCTTTTAACACACTTTTTATG